TACCTGCGTAGTTATATCTAATATTGGCATTGTAAGAAGTTTTAATCCAAGTACCGCCAAGATTATCTAGTAACCATTGGTAACCTTCATCGCCCTTTGGATCGTTGTTATCTCCTACCAATACGCGAATTACTTTATTGTTATTATCTAACTCTGCAAAGTGACTCATATTAAACCGCCGTCTTTAAATAACGCACTATTATTAAACCTGATCCACCAGCACCCGCTGGTATGCCCCCGTATGTTGAAGTTCCAGCCGCGCCGCCACCGCCACCTGAACCAGTATTTGTAGTGCCAGAAGTAGAAGCACCATAAGTAGCAGTAGCATTAGTCCAATTGCCACCTGTACCGCCGCCGCCAGATCCGCCAGCACCGCCACTACCATTAACGGTATCTACATAAACACCACCGCCACCGCCACCTGCGTAATAACCGCTAACACCAGTTGAAGTTGCAGATGCCCAAGATGACCAAGTGTTTTTTCCTGCGCCGCCCACTCCGCCTGTACTTTGTGTTACAGCATTACCCGCAGCACCTGAACCACCACCGCCACCGCCCGCGTAAGTTAGTGGACTACCAAATCCTTCTGCGCCTGCAGCTCCCGCATTACCGTAACCAGTAGCACCGCCTGTGTTTCCTTGTGTAGCCGAACCGCCCGTACCATTTCTTGAACCTGCACCGCCTGAACCGCCGCTTATGCCGTTGCGATCTCCGTCAACGCCACCACCGCCACCGCCGTTTGAAGTAATAGATGAATTAAATACTGAGTTAGAACCTACTGAGCCTTTTGTGTTGTTTCCGCCGCCACCGCCGCCACCGCCGATAGTGCAAGAATAAGAAGCGGCAGATAGTGAAGTTGAGGCAAGATAGGAAACACCACCTGCGCCACCGCCGCCTGCTTTGGAATATCCACCACCGCCACCGCCACCTGCGATTACTAGAATATCGGCTGTTAAAGCTGCATCGCTGACCGCTAGTGTGCCGTTAGCAGTAAATACGCGATAAAGATATGTACCGTCATCGTACAAAGTGCCACCAGTTACTACTGATTTAGGGGGAGTTGTTGGCGCTAATAAACCACTTATTACATTAGCGATCATTAGCCAATAGCCCCACAAATTACCCAGGTATCTGTGCCAGTTTTTATACAAGCAGCCGATTTATATTGTGCCAAAGTAGGAGAAGCGGCTACAGCACCGGCACTTACTACAGTCGTAGTACCGCTAGTTACTGCGCTTATGGTTGTAACGCCTGCTCCTAGATTAAGTACGGTAATAACCGAGCCTGTCGGTATTGCCGCTGTAGCGTTAGTAGGTATCTTAAAAGCATTAGCGGCGGCGTTATTCATAGTAACCAACACTTGGTAAGAGTCAGTAAGTGCCGCGGTGTAAGTAGTGCCTGTTTGCGTGTTAGACGTAAAAGTCACTAGCCCGTTCCACATATTTGAAGTTACGACGTCTCCCGTAACACTCGGAAATCCTGTTGCCATTTATATCTCCTTAGTAGCTCATTGTTGTAGTACCTAATATGTCGTAGCCATCTACGCCAAGTAAAAATCCGTCAATAATTGGTTCAAGCGTTGTTAGTGTTACCTTCCAACTATTTACCTTTATCTCCATAGCCACGCCAAACACTTGTAAAGTCTTTGATAACTGTGAAGTGGTTGATCCCGCCCCTGGCTGGGTAGTAGTAATAGTTACCGGATCAAAGAAGTCCAGATCAAGGGCTGCGATAGTGCCAGCGGTGTAGTTAGTTGTGTACAGGTCAAGCGTGATCGCGTCACATCTAACTGAAGTTTCTGCTCTGCTCGCGACATAAGCACGGGCATAGTCTAGAGCCACCGCGTCAGTCTGCATTAGTAGGCCTTGTTGGTTATAGCTATGCAAGAAGTATTTGGCCACGCTAGCGGCGTTAGTGGCGTTTTGAGTTGTGCCACCGGTCATTGTTATATCTGCCTTGTTATAGATCAAAGCATCGTTAAATATCCACACAGCATTGTTATACGCTATGTCTGTACCATTATCGTTGAACTTTACGGCGGTTTGATTAACGCTAGTAGTAGCCGTCTTACGATCTTTAAATACAAAGTTATTATCGCGGTCTACATACAGCGCGCCATATTCGCTAGTCTCCACCGTCTGCATAGCTCCTAAAGCCGTACGAGCTGTGCCAGGGTCATTTTGCATTGTTGTTTGACCGACATCTACCTGCCTTTGAGATGAAGGCCAGTTAATCGTGTTCAGTACATCGTTGATCCGAGCGCCGCTTAATTCACCTGCACTAGCGCCGCTGATCGTTGATACCTGAGCATTTTGAGCCAGTCTAAAAGCATCTACAGCGGCAATAGTAGTAAAAGACACGTCACCGGTGTATTGCGGGGTAGTGGTGTTGTAGCTAGTTATGTAGCCAGAAAATATTGAATAAGTTGTAGAGCCATAAGTAGCGCTGATTTGAACTTTGCGCATTGGGCTAAGAAGGCCGTAATAAGGACTAGCTGTATTTTGCGGATTAAAGTCTCCATTTTGATCTACAATTTTTAAACTAAGTGTGCCAGTTTGAAATTGGTCAGACTCGGCCGAACGCCCACGCCGAGTAGATATGGCGCTTACTTGGTTAGATACATCCACAATAACTGAACTGCTATCAGCCAAGATATTTGTACCGAGTACGCCTGATCCGACCAGAAAGGCTTGTGCAAAACTCGGCCCGGTGCTGAAATTTATTACAGCTTTAATAGTTGGAATAGCCATTATGCGATCGCCCCTGCGTAAGTAGTGCTATCTCCCCAACGGTTTACTTGCTGCATTGCTCGCTTCACCGCATCCGCAAAGTCACTAGAAGTACCTATGGCATCGTTAAATACAAAGTTATTGGTAACGGTAGGTGAGGCATCTGGAGTGTTACCGCTGCGTGGATCATAAGGTACGCCGCTTGGATAAACACCGTTTGGATTACCTAGATCAGGTGCGTTACTAATATCAGCTGGTGGTGGTGGAGTTGGAGTAAGAGAAGGGGCATCTGGCAAATTTCCAGAACCAAAAACAAAAGGGCTATTTGCGTATATGCCATTAGGATTACCTAGACTTGCTAAACCTGCTGCGGCTTTACGAGCTTCTTCTGTTAAATATTTAAGAGCCTCACCTGCAGCTGTTCTAGCTTTTTCTTCGGCTTTTGCTGCATCTAAAAGGCCTTGTAATCTAATAGCTTCGGTGCGGTCAATTTCAGCAATACGCTTGGCAGCGGCATCTTTATCTTCATCCATTATGGCTATTAAGCCTCTAATACGAGCCTTTTCAGCATCGTCCGTAGAGTTAAGCAAAGCTCTTTCTAGGTTGATCCGGTCAATATCAAACTTCTTTTTAAGTTCATCTAAAGCTTTTTCAGCTGCTTTTAATTGAGCCGCTTTACGAGCTTCTGCATTTTGATCTTTAAGGGTCTTTACTACTTTAGCCCGTTCGGCTGCTTCTGAAGTCATATACATAGATAAATTGCTGTAAGGCGTATTTGAGTTATTTATCTTTTTACCGGACTCGGCTAATCTTTGTTGAGATAGACCAGCGGTAAGACCAAGTACAGCGCCTGGTACTGCTCCCACACCGCCGCCGGCTATAGCACCAATTCCAGCACCGGTTAAAGTGCTAGCTAATAATCCAAAGAATTTGCCTTGGTTAGGGCCTAAATCTATTCCGCTTAATTCTTTAACTTTGCTTAAAAGCGCGGCCATACCAACGACCGTATCTGCAACATTTTGAGATAGCGTCTCCATAGCATCCGCGGCTTTTGTAATTCCATCATCGCCACTTAACATTTGAAGGCTATCTAATAAACCTTTACCGATAATCTCTTTAGAGTTTGCGGCAGCTATAGATAAAGCATCCATTTTTTTAGCATAAGTATCTAAAGCCCCTTTTGCTTGCCCTTGAAATCTGCTACTTAAAGCCGCTGTGATCTTATCCATATCACCAGTTTTTAAAATTGCTTTTGATAAACCAGCGTTAAGTTTGCTTAAACCTACGGTGTTACCAGCATAACCTTTAGCTAGCGCTGCGGATACTGAGGCTAAATCTTTGGTAGTGCCAGCGGATATATCTAAAGCTAATTGCAAACCTTCCTGGGCTTTAGTAACTGATCCGGTTGAGGTAAGAATAGTTTGAAAAGCCGGACGAAGCTCATCGTCTAAAACCCGATAAGTCTTTTGCATCCGTGCAATAAAGCCTTCTGTATCTATAGTTGCAAAACCGTTGCCTGTATTCTTTAAAGCAATAGCCAAAGATTTGGCCGCTTTTTCATCAGCCATAAAGGCTGTAACGCTAGCTTTACCAAAAGCATAAATCTTTTGAGCTGCAAATACTGTGGCAAAAGTTTTACCTAATTTAATAGCCGTTTTTTGAAAGGTTGTTAAATCTTTTTGGCCTTTCTTTAGCGCGTTACCGTTCCACTTGGCTACGGCTGAGACCACCAACCCAGCCATTATGCGGCCCTATCAAAAATAGAATTTGCGTTAGTTCTATTAAATTGAACTATGGCATTTTCAATGATTTTCAATATGCTGGTTTGCGCTTTACCTTCATCTTCGGCCCAAGCTCTATAAATCAAACGACCACGCTGTTTACGAGGACTGCCGACTAATGAGTCTTTTTTAAATTGCTCCATAAATTGTTGGCTGGCATCAGGGTTAAGACTTTTTGTATATTTATTGCCAGACAAACCAGACTTACGCCCGGCGGTTTCATAAATAGCGCCGCCTGCGCTTGTGTTAGCTACATAATGGCTTACTTTAAAGTTTTTACCTCTTTGGGAGTTATCTCCTTCTTTATAGACAATTCCCGCAGCAGTTTTATTTTCATCGTAACTAGGAAAAGGACGATAAAAAATAGTCTTTTTAGATTTAGATCCAGATGTCCAATTTGATAGCAATTCACTATTAGCAGGTATAAAAGAAATTGCTTTGTTTCTAATACGAAGCATTACAATTTCAATTTCTTTATTCATATTTTTATACAGCCGTTTATCAAATTGTTCTAGAGCAGCAAGAGTTTCATCGTACCCTGCGATGTTTACTGGCACGTTCACGCTCCTTTGCTCTATCGTTTAAAACTTGTAGTACTGCTTTAAACATAACTTCATCCATCGCTAACACTTGATCCGGACTTATTTTTAATTCAACGGCCAAACTGGCCACTAAATAGGTAAAAGAGTTCCGGTCTATCCTTTTGGGTGTTCATCCTCAATAACCTCTACTGAGATTAAGTCTTTAAGAAAATCTTCTCCAAAAGGTGGGATAACTTCGGTACGCATAAGCGCATTGTGAGCAAGCCAGTAGAGGTCACTATTTTTTTCGTGTTCCCGAAGCTGCTTATATAGGCCCTGTCCTGCGTACTTTTCAAACGCGACTTCAACCACCGGGGTAATGCTTACGATATTTTCCCCGGTAGCCCTTACGATCTTTAGCCGTGCCATTTTTTCTCCTTAGAAAGTGCCAGTAATCGCGTATGCGACTGCTGAGTTACAGGTAAACGTTAAACTTGATCTTGCATAATCAGCAGGTGTGCCTGGTGATCCAACCGGTGTTAGGTTGTTAATTAAAATAGATACTGTGTACAGCGGATTAGTGCTGCTAATAGTGGTAGATACCGCGCCCTTAACTGGCACGATAAGAGCTGTAACGGTGGTGCCGTAAGCAGCCTGCAATACTTGGCAAACTTCTGAGGCTTGCCAGCCGTTTAAAAAGTCAATAGATAGGGTGCTTGACTCCAACCCTTTAGCAAACGTATGTGAGGCTGTAGCGCTAGTGGACATAGCCGTAGTTTCTACTTCGTCAAAAGTTTGCGTTAAAGTAATTGAGGTTACAAAAGAGCTTAGATCCGTACCTGCAATTTTAAGCCCGACGTTATTATCTAGATAAATTGCCATTAGTTACTCCTAGAAAGTTCCTGTTGCGGCGTAGGCAACGCTAGAAGTACAGGTAAAGGTCATAGAGCTGCGAGCGTAATCGGCTGGAGTTCCTGGTGATCCAACCGGTGTTAGGTTGTTAATCAAGATGGATACTGTGTATAGGGGATTAGCAGCGCTTACGGCAGTTCCCTTAACTGGGATAATTACAGCTGTAACGGATGTACCGTAAGCAGCTTGTAACGTTGCCTGCACCTGAGATGCGGCCCAGTCGTTTAAGAAGTCCGCCGCTAGGGTGCTAGCTTCTAAACCTTTTGAGAAAGTGTGAGAAGCGGTGCTGCTAGTAGTCATAGCAGTAGTTTCTACTTCGTCATATGTCTGTGTAAGGCTAATGCTCGTTACATATTGAGATAGGTCAATAGTCGCGATCTTTAGGCCGACGTTATTATCTAGATAAATTGCCACGGTTACTCCTCATCCTTCTTAGTAGTTGTAGCCCCTGGTACTGGTAGACCCAGTTTTTTTAAAACTTCAATATCTGCATCACTTGGATATTTGTCGGCCATTGTTATTCCCATCGCGTTAGTGTTGATATGTTGATCGTGAAAGATAAAAGATCACCTGACTGGCCAGTAAAGACCACCGGTGAAGTAACGCTATTGACGTTGATCGCAAAACCAACGGCGCAAATCTTGTTAAATACTGCAACCATAAAAGACTCAATACCGGCTAAGTTGCCTTGGTTATCAAAAGCAGGCACGGTACAAACGATCTTTAAATTAGCCAAAGGTGCTACTGCTAATTGGTTATTAGTGTTATTGGCAGGTACTAGATAGTCACCATCTGCAGGTGCAACGATTACCGAGTTAGCTAAAACTGTTGCAGGTGGATATGAGAAGGTAGACCAAACTCCAGGATTATCTAAAGCTGTAGCGATCGTGGATCGTAGGGTAGTGATAGCAACGGTCATTTAACCCACCATAGACGCGGGGTTCATCCACGGCGCTAATAACCCGCGGATTTTTCCGATCATTGTGTTACCCATACGGTAAGGGGATGGGCTAAATACATCTGTGCTAACGCCGCCTGTCTGTGAGACTTGGCGCGCTTGCCAAATATCTACGGCCATAATCATCGCTGCCTCGCGAACGCTCGCGTTAGCGCTATATGCCTGTGTCTTTGTGTCTGTGCCAACGGCTGTGCCGCTAGGCATTACACGCCTAAAGTTTTGATTACTAGCTGTCTTTGAATATTGAATAATGCTTAGGCCGTTTGGATAACGTTGATTAAGCCAGCCATACATATAAGTATTTATGCCAAAAGTAGTGCCAGTAGACCAGGGGATCGTGCCGGTAATAGTTACTGTGCCATTAAAGGTACTGCCAGCCCCAGCGATAGTTACCGTTTCCCCAACGGTAAATAAGCCAGGGTTAGCCAGCACCACACTTGCAACGTTAGAAGCTAGTGCTGTTCCCACCACAGGTGCAGAGTCAAACCATAGAAAGGCGTTGATCTGATCCTCTGCAGCTTGGCAGCACAGCTCTACATCGCTATCGGAGTACAAAGTACCGATACCGAGATTTGTTCTCAGTTCGGTCATAGTCACATATGTAGCGGCCACGTTTGTACTCCTTTCTAAGGGGGTCGGTGGGTGAAAGGGCTAGTCACCCACCGACTATTAGGGATTTATCAGGTTAAGTTAAAGCGGACAATTCCGTTAGGCATCTTGGCAATAGTGGCCATATAGCCGTACATCGCAACTTGTACCTGGAGATTTGATACCACGTTTACAGACATATAAGCCTGTGGTGAGCGGTATACGGTGAAAGCCTCAGGTGCAAGGATCACAGCTGAGTCGTCAATATTTGTAGTAACTGCAAAGTTCTTATCTACGTAGAGATCAAGACCAAGTACGTTACCGCGGATAGAGCCAGGCTGTGTTAAACCGCCTGCGTTCATTGGCTGAGATGCTGAGTAAATTGGTCGGCCTGTTGTATCTACAGCGCCAAGTAGTAGCTGCCATTGTGAAGGGTTAGCTATGTAGTTAGATGCAAAGTAACCGGTAGCTTGGTAAACCTTTTGAGCTGCATCGGCTGCGTAAGCGATAACGCCTGAACTAGATGCTGCCTGTGTAGCACCTTGCTGTCCAGCTGAAATCAAAGCTGCCAAGACTGTTGTATCTATAGTCTTTAGGTAAGCATTTTGTAGCTGTTGAGTTAGTTCAGCATAGAAGTTTGGATCTGAACGCTCTAGCAATTCAATACTGATCGTGTTCATACCTGAGTACTTGTTTACTGTACCTGTTAGGTACTGAGTAACCATACCTGTATTTTCTACAGCGCCGCCTTCGGCTTCTACTGTAACTACAGGTGCAGTACCTGACTGGCCACCAGCTGAAGTAACCAAAGAAGGTACAGAAATAGTCATACCGTTATTTGGTAGTACGCCCTGTGAGCAAGCGTCAATAGCAGGTGTACCAAAACGTGTGTTAGTAGCAAACTCGCTTAGGTACTGTGTTGGATTAAAAGCAGGGTTAGTAGTAAAGCTATCGTCTGCAGCTGTTACATAGAGTTTTGAGTCATCGTTACCTAGGGCAGCTTTGATCTTATGCTCTGTGTATGAAGCCATAGATACGATGGGTGTACGGACTGTCTGGCTGTCTAGCACCGATGGACGGATGATTTTGCGAGCTGCCTCAATAGGTGCAGCCGCTTCCTCAACTTCTTCCACGGTTGTTGTTTCGGGGGCTGTGGTCACAGCGGCCTCGCTTTCATTGGTTGTTGGGTTTATTTCATCGTCTGGTTCGCTTTCGCTAGCAGCAATTTTGGACACGGCGGCAGACTGGAAGGCCGCAGACTCAACTAATGAGACTTCGCGGAGTACAGCCGCCGTGACTAGGAGATAACCGTCTTTATGGGGCTTTGATGCTGTTACTTCAACACCAACGGATAAGCCATCCATAAGTTTCTCCTGCGCCAATAAAATTGCATCTGTACCGCGTGTAGAGCTTGAAATTTTAAAACTTGCAAATAGTCCGGCGCTGTTTGACTCCATAGAAGTCATACGCCCGATCGGCTTTGTATTGTCGTGAGACATAAGTAGCTTTACTTTGTCCACGTTAGGTACAGAGATAGAGCCTTCTTTAAATACCACCTTGCCAGCTGAGGTAGCACCGATCTCGCCATATGGCGCAACCTTGCCTGCAATAACTCGCGTATCAGAGTTACTAGCTTCAATAACGCTACTAAAGGTTAATATCATTTGTATTTTCTCCCGCTCCATTAGGTGCTAACTGTTCATCTTGTATTGCTTGCTCTTTTGTAATTAGTCCGAGATTAAGCATCTTTTCTAACGCTGATAGTCGCGTCATTGTGTCTGCACGTAAAAAAGTCTCGTCAATAGCAAAGCGCACAATATTGCCGTGACGCGTAATATCATCCATAGATAAACGATTTTCAATAGCGCTAATAAAAGGCTGTAGTGAATAAGCTACAAACTCTTTACGACCATCTAAAATATTTTGATAAGTCATACTGTTATTCATATCGGCGCTTATGTAATAAGCCGGTACGTTCATTGTGCGCGCTACTTCGGTAGCTAAGTATTGTGAGGCCTCTGCGTAAGCCATTTCTTTAGGACTAAAGCCAAGATTTTGCGCTTCTAAAGTGGAAGTCAAATACGCCGTACTGCGCGACTGACGTGCGGCCTTCCAAGCGGATAAAATCCCTTGGATTTGTGCCTCTGGTAGATCAGCGCCGTTATTTTTAATAATTGTTGTAGCCATCGGTGTAGCAGCTGCAACGGCGGCGGCTTTTTGAATATCTAAAGCAGCTTGGAAGGTACGCGCACCAGTAGTTAAAACTCCTGGTAATAAACTTTGAAAAGTAACTAATGATCCAACACCGGACATAGGTACAGGTTGGCCGTTAATTGAGTACTGCTCAACTTCTGTACCGTATTGGTTTGTAGTAACCGTAACGCGTGTGTTTTGAATAAACTCAAATCCGCTAGGGCGGCCGTCATCGGCATACAAAGAAGTTACGCGCCAATATGCAACTGAATAAAATAAAAGTGCATCTACGGTCGCACTTATCATTACGCTACGTGGCATACGTATATCTGGCTGTTCAAGCCATAGTGGGCTTTCTAATTCTTTACCGGTCTTTTTATTGTAAAGTTCTAAGTCAATACTTGAAATAACACCGCAAATTAAATTACGGCAACGTGATACGGATGCAACTTGCAGCGCAGTATTGCGATCCATATAACCTGCGCCGTAGCCACTACCAAAACCTGTGTTATAGCTGTACATCCCAGCGCCATAACCGCCATCTAAAATTGCAGGGGCGTACTGCGCCTCAACGACGTTATCTTTGGCTTTAAAGCCCAGAGTTTGCAGTAATCCCATAAAGGGATTTTTTCAGTTAGTCAAGCATATTCAGGGAGCGTGTCGGCGTGTCTAACTGTAGACCTTAGCTTCGCTAACTGGCCGAGTTAGATGGCTTACTACCATCGCCATTGAAATAGGAGCAGCTACAGAGCCGCCTACGCTTTTCTTTCTGACTATTCGCCAGCCGTTATCTCGGCTTGAACTGGCAACGCTCAGCATCTGAACCGTGAGTTCGGACTGACTTGGATCAGGGCTATGTACCAAACGTTTGTTATCTATGGCATCTTTAAAAGTTGAGCAAGCAGTATAAAACTGCGCACCCACGCAAGCCTCAATAGCTAAACCTGAGTTTTTTAGCCGGTCAGCTATTGCAGCCGTGGTGTAAGAGTCGTGCAGCACCAAACGTGGATGCCATTTGTCGGCTTTCTCTTTAATATCTACAGCTATCTGTAATTCATCTACCGCTACCAAAGACTCCCACGTTTTTAAAAGCTGCAGGCCGATCCGACCGTCTGGCAGTAGCGATCCTGCCACTAATGAGGCCGAGCGGCGGGTGTGCGGGTCTACGTCAAAAGCAAACATCGTAGGCAAGCCTGGATACATCTGCATATCGGCATCTGCCAAATCTTCCCAGCTGCCAGGTGTCCAAGGTGAGGTAAGTCCGGTGTTCACCCATTGGCATAAAGTCTCTGTACGAGCTGCGACCACGGTGGAAGTTGCGATCGTCTCCTCAACGGCTTCTTCTGAAATTAATATTCCAAGGCTTGGGTTTGCAAGCGCCCAAGCTTTGCGATCCCAAATATCACAATGCTCCGGCGCGCTGTACTCGTAAAAGCCCAGCGATCTCGGCGGTCTAGCTAGCGACCGCTCGCGCATATGGTTTAACACTTCGCTTTCTATAGTGCCAGCATTAGAAGTATAAAAGCGCTGTGAGTTAGGCCGTGTAAGCGTCGTACTCTTGGAAGCATCCATAGCAGCCTCGTTTACTTCGCGCAGCTCATCTATCCAAAGTACATCGGCTGTAAGGCCTCGGCTAGAGTCCGAGTTAGCAGCTACTACTTCAACCTGCGCACCGGACTCCAAGATAATGCGCTCGTTACCATTAGTTTTGCGCCAAGCCTTTTGAATATCACCGCCAAGTACCTGTACCCGCAAAAACTCATTACGGTCAATTATATTGGCAATAATCTCTAGCGATCTAATAGCCATCTTCCGCTGTGAGGACATAATCAAGATATTTTGCTCACCAAAGCAAAAGAGGCCAGCTAGTACGCGCATCCGCATCATATGAGATTTACCGGACTGTCTAGCGCAGCAAAATAGGCTGGACTTCTTAATAAACATCCCGTCTTTATCCACGGCGCACATATCGTTGAGTATTAGCTCTTGCCAGGGGAGTAGGGGTTGGCCGATCTTTTCTGCAAGCTCTTTTATTT